TATTACAAATAAAGCCCTCCTCAGAGAGCTTTCACACAAATACCTACACTCACATTGCTATTGATCGTATGAGCTGTGCATCCTGATAATAGAATGCACAGCACTGTGATTGTCAAAGCTATCTTTGAACGTCTGCAATGAAAGACTTTCATATAACAACCCGATTAGCGATCCAGCCATAGAAAAACTGCTCTTGGCTTTTATTACGCTCACAGATTTCAATGTAACGCTGGCCTTGCATAATGTTGAGCACTCGCACTAGAACCTTCTCACCTTCTTTCCCACGTTTGGCTAGATAGGTTTTTAAAGCTCCTAAAGTGTTAGAACCATAAACACCATCAACCTTCAAATCGGCGTACCCAGCTTTACCTTGGTTGTTAAGCAAGTTCAAAGCACGCTGTAAAAGTGGTTTTGCAAAGTTGATACCACAGTTCACACCAGTATCTAAAAGTTCTTCAGCTACAGCAGAGCTAAGAGTATTCACCTGATCAAAACGTGGTTCTATCCAGTACTGTTTCCGATAAATTACTTTGGCCACATCAAGAGGTAAATCTTTCATATTGCCTCTATAGCCGTTTTCACGAGCTACAGATTGAGTAATACCGTATTTGGTTGCACCACCCCGATCTGCGGGATTATTTACATACCCGCCTTCGCGTTTAATTAACTCATCAAGATATTGTTCAATATTCATTTCGGTTTCCTTCAGATGTAAAAAAACCGCCCGAAGGCGGCATTAACTGTTTGAAATATCGTTTTTGGCTTTCTTAAACTCTTTAATCACTTCAACAATCGTTTTCCCTTCTTGCTTGTCGATGAAATTAAAGGTCCATCGCACAATGGCCCAACCGGGCAAACCACAAATGAAGAAAAAACCACCTATAGCAATCATTCCCCAGATATCAGTGACCCACTCATGCAAGCCCCATTTCACGATAATGAATGAACCGCCACATAAACTGGAAACAACGGTGCAAATCAAACCCACGGCCCATTCTTGAGGAGACCTTGGCATTCGTGTCATTAAAACGACGGCAGCAACTAATGAAATTGCTAAGGTGACAGCAATTGCCGCACCATAAAACTTTAAAAATGCAGTAATACTGCTTGTTGAAAGTGGCTCCATAGCCATTACTCCAGAAATAAAAAAAACACCCGATTGGGTGCTCTCATTGAAATTTTTAAATTAGAAATTTACTGCTTCAATTTCTTCATATGTCAAAGCAGTTTCAATTTTCTGTCGTGCAATACGCCCTCTCTCATGAATGTTATTAATGTGCACTGCAAGCGCGGTTTTTAAGTCAATCAATTGATCAGGACTAAGATTAACAACTGAATTGTCTTTTAAAGTCCACTCAACTGGTACACCGAGCAAAGCTGCAGTAGCGATTCTTAGTTGAGAATTAGAGTCTGAATCATAAAGCTTATTTTCAAACTCAAATCCGCCAAACTCATACTGATCCCGAATCTGCTTGATTTGCTCCCATTTATGCCTTTTTGCATCTTCTAAAGTTCGATTATCGACCCACTTCTTAGTTTCATAATCGAAGATATGATATGGCGAGGGCTGAGTGGGAATATTTATCCACTTTCCTTCTTGAAAAAACATATTTGGACAAGGAGGATCATCTAAAGCGATACATCCCTCAGGAGTATTCAGCTTGATCATCTCTTCATTACCAAAAATATGTCCAATAACTTCACCATTCTTTGAAACTAATACCGTCACTTTTTAAGCTCCAATGTTGATAAAGATGACATGGTGACTATTGTAGGAGTTTCGGCAAAGCCACCTTGAGCTTCAAATGAACCATAATAAATATTGGAATATTTAGTGATATAGGCCAACTGAAGCACTATTGTTTTTGTACCAGTGGAAGCAGGTAGGATATAAACGGGTGTCGCAGTAACTCCAATAAACCGGATTGTACTGCTCCCATCATAAAATGTTGGGTATATTTCCTGAGTGTACGCAACAGTACCATTTACTAATACCCGACAAGCTAGCGTCACACATTTCAAAATGTCGTAGGAGGATGGATATTGTGTGATCCTGACCTTACAGTCAAACACAAACGATCCATCAATCCTTAGTTTACCTCCTTGCGTTTGCACATTAAGAGTAACTAAATCTTGTGTATAACCAACTGAACCTGCCATTGAATTAGAAACAGCGAAATAAAATTTACGCTCTGTTTGATTAATTACCCCGGAAGGGACAGTAACGGCTTCATCTTGGATTTTTAAAGTGTCTATTGCTCCGTTTTTAATGTGAGCATTATCAACTTCAATATCACCTAAATCAGCGCTAATGGTGCTTAGATTTTCTGCCCAGATTCTATTTGCATTAATATAGCCAAAGCTACCAGAATCTACATATAAACCTCTTGGAATTACTGTTCCATTCGGTAGAGTTAGTGGCGTATTTAATAGCGACATTATAGGCTTAGGAGTTACACCATCGACTCCAACTGGCGCGCCGAACTGGATAGTATCGTAATTGAAAATGAATGTTGACGTGGTACCATCATTCATTGAACCATGACCTGCTAAATGCCCATTCACATCCATTTTTAAATATTGCTGAGCTTTAACACCATCAACGCTTTCAGTTACCTGTTGAATTGCAGCTGTATTTCCACCAACAGTAGTTTGCAAAGTAGTAATACTCGATGCTTGAGTTGAAACTTTGCCATCAATAACAGAAACTTTAGAATCCAATGAACTGAGCGCAGAAGCATCGGCTTTACTTGCAAGGACACCATTAATATTCGATACACTGTTATTCAATTGTGTAATTGAATTGCTTTGGCTAGAAATGGTCCCTTCAGCATTCGTAACTCGAGTATCAAGTGAAGATAAAGCTTTTGAAGTTGCAATTTCGCCAATTGGTTGCTCCCACAGTGTTGCAACATTCCCTTGTTCCAACTTCATGCGTCTTATAGCCAATGCGTTTCCAACTGTAGTTGAATCAGACTGAAAAGACATAATGAGGCTTGTTGCATTTGCTGGAACTGTGAATGTGCAACTTTGTCGAGTGTATTGATTATTGCTGATACCGCTCATTGATTTAACAGCAATATCACTCCAAGCGCCGCCAACTTGGGCAATAATCCGCCAGCGCACTGGCAATGCAGCACCACGCACATCTGCACTAATTGTGTAAGTAGTGCTTGCGCGTAAAACACTGGTAGCGTTGACTGGTGAGGTCATACGGTAGTAGCGTTCTACACTCGCATCGTTAACAGTAAAGTAAGAATCAATATTGAAATTTGTCGAAAATCCTTGGGCAGAAGCTGTACCATCGCTTGTTTTTGGTTGATTCGCAGAGTTCGGAGCAGCCGTATTACTTAATAAGTTTGCACCAATTACTGCCGCGGCGCTTAAACCTGCCTGCAAACTGGTGATCTGGTTACCTTGGCTTGTAATAGAGTTCTCCGTCGCGGTGACTCTGGAATCCAAACTTGATAATGCAGCGTTATCTGCTTTCGTAGCTAAAGCGCCATTAATATTTGAAACACTATTATTTAAAGAAACAATGCTGTTCCCTTGGCTTGTAATCGTACCTTCTGCACTTGCGACACGGGAGGTTAGTGAAGAAACGGCTGATGCTGTTGCAGCATTTTCTAAAGATGCCGTTTTATCTACCAAGCGAATAGAAGAATAATCAACAACCCCAGCGTTTGGATACATCCATACACCAAACCATGCGAATACATCTGAGGTTGGTGCATAATCTAAAGAGAAATCAACAAAATTGGTTGTATCTGTTGCTGTTACTTGTTTTACTGCTAATGTGGCGTTATCACCTGTTCTAATCCAGCGCAGCAATAAACCTGCGGTTCCAGATACCTTACGTGCCCTTACAGTTGCTTGGTAAGTTCGCCCTGCTTTTAACCACATCCCCGAGGTCGGTGTTCTTACCGTTGGGTTGGTACCAGAGGTACCGGCATCATTTGATTTAGTTACTCGTAAGCCAGTACCCCCACCTTCACCGTAATTACCAGCAACAATTGAGTTACCTGTTGCAAGCTCACTTACGGCAATGAACTTCAAGCCCTCTCTAAAATTTGGGTCTAAATTTAGCGCATCACCTTGTGACTGAATAGCAGACTGCAAACTTGTGATGTTGCTGTTGGTTGTAGTTAGACCATTTTCTGTAGCTGTTACACGACTATCTAAAGCTGTAATAGCACTTGAATCTGCTTTTGATGCCAGAGCGTTATTAATTGTATTAACACTATTGTTCAGAGAGGTAATTGCACTTCCTTGAGAAGATATAGTATTACCTTGTGATGTCACAGTGTTAGACAATGCCTCCAATGCCGAAGCATCGGCTTTTGTATTCGCTGTCTTCTGTGCTGCATCTGCTGCGGATACTGCATCATTAGCTGTTTTTTGCGCTGTTGCTACACTGTTATTGAGTGAAGTAAGGGAGTTACCTTGACTTGTTAACGTATTTCCCTGCTGAGTAACTGTGGAACTTAAAGATGAAAGTGCAGAAGCATTTGCAGCAATTAAATTACCTGTTTCAGTAGAAGCTGCTGAATATGCGGTTGCGATTGTCCCTCTTTCTAATTGAACATTTGTAAAATATGCAACGCCTGCGGCAAGCAATAACATATACAAATTAGTAGTATCAACATGTGATGCTGACTTTCTTAAAGTTGTAATTGTGTACTTTGTCCATGTAGTTGTTAGTGCAATATTTTGGGAACCGATACCACCGAATAATTGAATTTTTACAGATAATGCAGCATCAGCTTTTGCAAAAAACGATAAGACAAGTGGTTCATTAGAACTCGCCACTGGAACAACTGATGTGGTCATTAAGATTTGATGCACACCATCTTGCCCAGCACCACTAGCTGTTACTTTTAAAACTCTAGATCGGGCATAAGTTGCGCTATCCACTGCAATACTATGATTACCATTCGCTGTGATATTACTTAAGTCGTTGTAAAGGGTGTTATAGACTAAGTTAAGACTCCCATTCGTGATCGAGTTATTCAGCGAAGTAATATTTGCAGTATTTGACGTTACTTTACCGTCAATAGTTGTCACTTTTGAATCAATACTACTAACCGCACTTGCATCCGCTTTTGACGTTAAAGCGTTATTAATGTTAGTAACACTGTTTTGCAGCGAAGTGATAGCACTACTGTTTGATGTTAGGGTATTTCCTTGTTGTGTAACTGTGTTCTGAAGCGTGCTTAACGCACTAGCATCTGCTTTATCATAAGTAGATGGTTTCCAGTAAGTTGCAACTTGGCCTTCTTCTAATTGAGGCTTTTGAATTGTTAATGTCGCATTATTGCCATCACTAGAACCGTTAAGATCAAAACGTAGGGAATAGGTAACGCCTACTGCATCCGCACTAGTTTTAAATGTTACTGAATATCGAACAAGATTCGTTGTTCCAACTGTCACATAAGTTGATTTGTGATGTGCACCATTACTAGCAATTAAGAATGATTCAACGCTCTTAACATTTGCGGTTCGCACTGCCCAAAAAGACAAAGTGTAATAAGTGTCTGGCTTAAGTGCAGGATCAGTTAAAGACCATGTGATATAGCTTTCACCCGTAGTTGCGGCCATTGATACAGTTTTTAACTGATCTGCCAAAGCAACTAAGTTTACACCCACACTGCTCAATGAATTCTGTAAAGATGCGATAGACGCGCCTTGACTTGTAATAGTCCCCTCGGTAGTAGTTACTCGGCTATCTAGGGCGGATAAGGCGATTGAATCTGCTTTTGATGCAAGCGCATTATTAATTGTAGAAACGTTATTTTGAAGGGATGTAATAGCACCTCCCTGAGATGATATATTGCCCTCAGTTGTAGTCACACGGTTAGCCAAAGAACTTAAAGTAGATGCATCCGCTTTACTTGCAAGCGTTCCGTTGATACTTACAATATTATTATTCAGTTGCGTAATTGAGCTGCCTTGACTTGTTAGAGTCCCTTCGGCATTTGTCACACGACTGGCTAGATTTGTGATAGCCGATGCATTGGCGTCAGAAGCAACCGCATCCGTAGCATTAATGATACTAATCGAATCATAATCAATCGTACCAGATGCCATGACCCATGTTCCGAAATACACAAGAACATCTGATGTCGGTTTATATGTATAAATTAAATCGACATAAGCCGATGTTGATGTCACAGATAGTGTCGCAGACGCAAGAACAGCATTATCAGATTTTCTGTGAAAACGACCAAGAATACTTCCCGTGCCTGATATCAACTTACATCTAACAATTGCCCGATACGTATTATTAGCTTTTAAGAAAAAACCATCTGTCCGGTTTGTATTGACGTTTGTATTTGTTCCAGCAGATGTATCTGTATTTGACTTAATTACACGAATACCAAGTGACCCATTCTCACCGTAAGCGCCGTGCGTAACAGAGTTACCTGCCGGTGTTTCAGCAATTGTGTAATATTCCAAACCAGATACAAAATGAGGATCAATATTGAGCGCGTCTGCTTGTACTCTTAAAGTGCTTTTTAGCGTATTGATTGACATCGAAGCTGCATCAGCCTTGCTTACTGCTGTGTTTGCAGTTGTTTGAGCTGTGGCCGCAGATGAAATAGCTGTATTCGTCTTTGATTCATTCGTAGTTAAACGTGAATCTAGCGCGTTAATTTGCGTAGCATTGGCACTTGTATTTGTAGCATTTGTCGTAATCTGAGTCTGCAAACTTGATAAAGTGCCATTGGTGCTTGATTTATAAGTTTCAATGTTGCTTAACAGGGCCGCATCTTCAGACTTGCGCTGAGTAGTTTCAGTTGTTAATCCATCATTCAAATTAGAAATTGCAGCGATACGAGTAGAACTCTCATCTGCAATCTTTTGATTTAACAGATTTGTAGAAGTGATTAAATCACTTGCTACTTTAGATGCTGCTGTTGATGCATTATTCGCTGTATTTTTAGCATTGGTCGCTATAACACTCGCATCATTTGCTATTTTTTGGGCTGAAGAAGCTTGTGTTTGAGCAGAGGTTGCTGCCGATTGAGCACTCGAGGCCGCCGTCTTAGCTTCAGAGGCCACAGCCTGGGCATTGTTAGCTGCAGTTTGGGCGCTACTAGCAACAGCTTGGGCATTATTTGCTGCAGCTTGGGCTGCTTCAGATACATCGACTGAATTTTCAATTTTACCTTGAAGCTCTTGGGCAAGATCACTCTCATTAATATGACCAGAAATAAGATCAAGAACCGCTTCCGGATCTGCTGTGGTCGTACCATTGACCCATTCAGACCAAGGACCAACATTGCCAATCCGGTCAATTAATCGACCGCGATAAAACTGTCTAAGATTAGGTTGTAAACCTTGGATTGTGGTAGTGGTAGTCGGATATGCAAACAATCCTAATTGAGCAATATTGTTGATGCCATCAGGTGAAACTTCAATTTCGGTATAAGCTGTATCTTTTGCACCTGTTGGAGGGAATCCCCAATCAAGCTTCATTCCAAACAAAATACCTGTGGCACGTATAAAAGCTATTTTCGGCGGTAATCCCTGCTTTCCAGTAATTTCAGTTAAGGAAGATGTAACCGGTAAAGATGCGATTTCAAAAGCAGAAATTGCTGTAACACGAGCTTGATATTGACCTGAATAAACACCAGGTACCTCGACTGAATTATTACCAGTTAATGGTAAACGAATCCACGAACCATCATCTTTTCGCCACTCAACAAGATACTTAACAGCACCTTTTGCTTGTGTCCATGACACAATCATTGTGGTGACATTAATACCTTGATCAACACGACTTTCGGTCGTAATCAAAACATCTTTGACTGGTTCTTGAGTTGAAGGATTGACTATTGATATAGGTGCTTCTTCAAAGAATGCACCGTTATCAATTTCATCAAATTTTTGAGGGTTATATTGGAGTGCTGTAATACTGAACTGGTGTTTTTCATCTTGTGAGATTGAAATAACACGGAACTTCATTGTCGCTAAATCTTGAGCATCAAGAACCCATACGTTTTGTACAGCAATTGAATTCTCATCGAACGGAAGTGTTACTGTGATAACCCGACCAGAGATCGACTGAACAATTCGCGTTTGTGCTTTGCCATTTTCGCCATTGATAACCAGACGATCACCAGCTTTAGCAATAACGTCATCTCGATCAATGGTTATGCTTTTGAGATCAGCAGAAATTTTAGATACACGTCCGCCATTAGCACGTCCTGCAAACAGTTCATCCGCAATTTCAATTACTCTTCCTGGCAGTGGAATATGCCCATCTAAACCGACTTTAAACGAAACTGTACGAGTCTCCTTTTGCTCGGATTTTAAAGCCCAGTGGCCTGCACGTTGAGCCTGGCCACGAGAAGTACATCCCCACGCATCTAATTCAAGAATGCGTACTTGGCCAGCCTCAGCAATTGCCTTCTCATCACGTACATATTCGTACTCGGTTTTGTAGTGATTTGCTGGGTTATCCCAGGCAACCTTAACTACGTTGTGACGATCACGTGCACGAGTACCAGAGTATTCAAATACTCCACCGATTACGTTAGCTCGGCTATAGGTGAAATATGTATCTTGGGGAATGTCTGCATCACAATTGATGCTATTACCATCCCAATAAGCAATCGCACGAAATACACCAGCTAACTTCATTAAAATGCTAAAAGCTTCTTCAGCACTTTGCAGATAAACGTTACAAGTAAAACGTGGTTCTTGGCCACCAACCCCATCAGAAACTGTCTGGTCGCAATATTGAGCTAAACGGTACAAAGACCATTTATCAATCATAAAAGGAGTTAAACGACTCCCAAGGCCATACCGATCATTTGTACATAAATCGTAGTAAATCCATGCGGGGTTATTTGTATAGGCTCGCTTAAAGGTACCATCCCACATTCCCGTATATTGTCGGGTTTGAGTGTTATAATTTGTGGGTACCAAAATTAAGGTACCTTTCAAATCAACAGCAACTTTTGCAACATTCCCAAAAGTTTCAGCATCGTATCGAATGCCAAGTAAAGCTGTATTTGGGTAGCGTAGTTTTACATCGACTACTTCAGTAATAGCCTCGATATACATCTTGTCGCTGACATATTCAGATGTTGAATTAGGCGTAAGACGGCGAACACGGATGAGCCAACCAGTATCAGCTTTAGGTAAATCAATACGATGAGCCCGTTCATAATTTGCAGAAGTTTTGTCTGATATTTTTGTTTTTAAAACTTCTGTCCACGTTCCGCCATCAGTTTGAAGATCAATAGCGTATTCAATTGTTAGACCACTAACATCCCCTGTAGTGGCATCTTGTTTGCGTAGTGGACCCCACTTAAACCGAATACGTAAAGCATCAAGATCGATATTGTTAAATGCACGTACCCAAGGAGTTCCTGACTTTAATTCAACATCAACAGCTGATTCACTATCTACTGAGGGGAAGCCTTCTATGTAATCTTGGTCATTAGTACCCTTTCGGAAATCTACTTTTACATTTGAAAAATTGAGATTTCCATTTGCATCCTGAAGCGGAGTCTCTTCAAGAGAAATTGATTGATATCCATTCGCTAATCCCTCGACCTCACCCTCTGCTAAACCATATAATATATTGATATAGGTTTTGGATTGTGCAGAATCTGAGGCAATTATTGGTTGCCGTGCTTCGTCTTTACCTTTTTTCGCGCCTTTTACAATCGCCATAACAAAAATCTCGCGCAATAAAAAAGGCGCTTAAAAGCGCCTTGGAAAACATTTAATTTTTTACAATTGGTCTTCTGGATATTGGCCAGCACTCACAATGAACCCACCAACCTCACGTTGGCCATAAAGAACAGGAACTGGATTTCCCTGGGCAACTGTTGTTACAGCGCCGCCAAAACCTTTATTGGCTTTATTCCCATCTTGGTTTTGGTCTTGGGTATTATCGACTTTAGGCATCAGCATCATTGCAATACCACCCAACATCATCCCGATACCAGCTCCAATCAGACCTTGTGCTACAACTGCGCCAACACCAGTCCAGCCAGCAAACACCCCAACAACCACACCAACAACAACCATGACAGCCCCAATAATGGTTTGTAATGCCCCATTACCCCCAGCACCTACAACACGAGGTACTACATGAATAACATCAGCTTCGGTATTCATATCAAGCTGCTCTTCACCGATATTGTCTCCAGTAATGAGTCGCTTAGTTTCATGGTCATAGATTGATGGGCTTTTCTTGCCGCGTTTATTATTTGAATTTTTACTTTTAAGAAATACGGCAAACCGCAAGCCTTGCTCGTGGGCATGCAGCATAAACTTCTCGAACCCTGCAATTTGTACAGATAAGGCACGCATAGCTTCACGTGTATTTGCCACATCGAGCTTAAATTCACGACCAAACTGTTGTCCAAGTACGCCATACAATTTAATTGTTTTTAACATCTCTATGCCTCAAGATTTTAACTGTACGTTCAAGCCATTGCTGACCATAAATTTCTCGCACTGACTTTCGGTTATAAGGATGATGAAGAATTAGAGTTGAACCTATGCAGTTTTCTGCCTCTTCTGACTTTAATTTTCCATTATCTCCTAGCCAAACAAGTGCATGATTTGGATGCTCTGTACGCCCTACACGGCAAATTAACATATCGCCATATTGAGGAGTATCTACTTCATAGAACCCTGCTTTCTCGTAGTTTTCTAGGTAAAGTGAAGGGTGATCACTTTCTTCCCACCAGGCATCTTTTCTCTCAAAATCCATGAGCTCAATACCCAACTCTCGACTATAAAAATCGCGTATAAGTGCATAACAATCTTGCCAGCCATGGTAATAATTTCGCCCAATTAAAGGCGTTAGATATCCACATGGTTCATAAATAGCGAAATCTAGATCTGGATAAGAACAGATTACCCACGGTTTTTTATGTAATTCGATTTGAACTAAATCAAGATCAGTTGCTCGAGTAGTGCCATCAGGATGCGAATGCACATAAGCTTTGATTTCCCCCTGGTCTTCTGCCAAAGTTAAATCTTCGGGATGAATTTCAAATTGATCCGCATTATCAGAAATATTGCGGCAACGGATATACTCTTTACCAACGATCACGCCGCAGCATTCTTGTGGATAGCATTCATCAGCATGTGTCATGATTGCTTTTTTAATCTTTGCCGTTAATTTCATAAGTTCTCACATAAGACTTGATGCTGGGAAACCGCCGAAAGGCAATGGTTTGTTTTCTCCGAAACGCACACGGCATGATCGGAGCCTTCCACCACATCGATCTAAAGCTGGATCATCAGTTTGCTCATCTTTATCAGTAAACATGGCAGTTCCTGTATAGCCGCACTCTTCGCCCCGATATTTGCCCATGGTGCACCAATGGCATAAAGAAGTGATTTGACGAACAGGTATTTTTAAACCTTCAAAATCAATTGGATTTGAAAGCTCAAAAGTTACTTGCTGAGCATTTTCAGATGTCTTTTGCTCGATATACCATTTCTGTTCTTTAGCTTCATTCGACGCTGTAGGGTTACCTTCAGGGAAATTTTTAGCATCGAGATATTTGGCAAGGGTAGTTATTACTTTAAGCTTTGCCCCAACAAAATCTTTGCATTGAAGACAGTAAGCTGAAATTGCCCCCTGTATTCCACCGATGTTATTTGCGATCGTTAAAGTTGGAGCAGAAGCTTTACCGTCCGACCGCATTTCTAGGCCAGAGACTTCTAAGCTAATTGCTTCAAACTCTTCACCCTGCCAAAAAATGCTTCCTTCTTGTTGATGACCATGAAAACGCAAAATGCCAATTCCGTAGGAACTGGCATCTAATTCATACAGGTGAACTAATCCACCTGGTTCAAGTTTTTGAAAATCACTTTGTAAAGTCATAGATACTCCTTAAGCTTGAGCTGGAGCTTCCGCGACAGGAGTATATTCAACGCTAATTTTTTTCGTAGCTAAGTCATATTTCATATTTAATGAATTAACTGTTACGCCATATAAATACCCAGCATTTTGAATTGCCTGTATTACCCATCTGGTAATATCAGCATCAAGTAAAGTCATGCTTCCATTGGTACCGCCTCCAGGTGTAACTACGATACCCACTGAATTAGAAGGTTTATCATAATTAATAGTCAGCGTTTCAATTTTACCAGCGGGCAAATCGTTACCAAAACTACGAGCATCAAACAACTGAGCACGCAATTCGCCAACAAAAAAAGCTTCAGCAAGATCTAAAGTTTTAACAGCCATGGGTTTGCTCCTATAAGCAAAAAAATAGCTCCTAATAGGAGCTGTTGAGTAAAAATATTAAGGTTGGAAAACTTGGGTGAAGGTTGTGGAAATCCTCCAGACATCACCACCCATACACGTATGTTGATAATCAACAGTTTTTACACGCACTTGCCCATCCAACGGCGAATTCCATAAAAAGGAATTAGCACCCTTGTGGGCATCAAAAAAAGCTTTAATTTGCATAATTTCAGCTTTATAAGCTGTGCGTTGATAAGTCCATTCACCAGATCTATTGTTTAGACCAACTGATGCAGTTTGCTCATATCCATCACCAAATTTGGTTGATAACGTATTAAAGCGTTGCGTTTGGTTATTACCATCTAGGTCACATTCAAAAGTGAATATAAGATCACTCATAAATTTTTCTCACAAAAAAAGCCCGCGTTAAGCGAGCTTTTAATAGCCATATCTAAAGTATGACCAGATTAATAAAACTATACCGTAAATAACGAAAAAGTGGAAACTAGAAAGCATCTTAAATAATCTATTTTAAATAGTTTGAAGGCTTGTGCATTTAGAAATTTAAACTTCCACTTTCATTAAAACCAAAACCTCCCGAAGGAGGTTAAAATTAATTTTCTGACTTCTTAAAATCTTCAATGTGCCAATTAAATGTTTGCTGTACCGCTAATTTAAATTGTTCGCTCTCTTCTGGATTGGAACCATTATTGATTTTGCTAATCAGTCGATCTTTGGCTTTCTCTGTATATTCCAAATAATCATCAATATCAATAACCCCTTTCTCCTCAAGATAACTAACCAAATGACTGATCAACAACTGTGTTGAATCATCTTTGGCAGAGATAAATTTAATTAGTTGTGACATTGCACCTTCAAATGGATTCTCTTGTTTATCTTCAACCATATCCTTTCTTTCCTTTAATGGCCTTACGTAACAAATAACCTTGTGGAAATCTCGTTAGAGACTAATATCAACCAAGGTCAATTTTCTGATCTAACATCTTACCAATTGTAACTATTAAATCACCATCTGATTTCGAAAGTGCTTCAAACCTTTATGGTCTTTAATTTGAATGATTACATTTGATTAATATTTAATTACCACCCTTGACGCTTAGACATCGTAAATCGTTTTTCAATCTTCGAATCCATCATTGCCTCATTTTGTTTCTGATACTCTTTTAAAATGACTGTCAACTCTTTACCATCCCAATCAGAGGTAGCATCCACTTTCTCTGATGTCTGATTGATAATGGTAACAGTAGGTTGCGCCTTTTCCATTCTTCCATAGTTAATCGCATCAAATTGTCTAGACTCCCTTCTCGTAGCAATCGCATCAGATTGACTATTAGATACGTACCCGCCGTTAGCATAACCGCTTGGTGAACTTGTTCGCATTGATTCAACAACACTCACACCACCCCATCTTTTAATGTCATCTTGCGACCATACAACTTCGCCCTTATGTACTATTCCAGCTGGTGTATGTTTAAGTCCATTTCCTGTATATCCGCCATCAGCAAAACCTTGTGGTGTTGCAGCTTGGATCAAAGAAACAAATGTTCCTGACTTCAAGGTGGCTATAGCGGCAGCGGCTGCTTTCTGATACCAAGTACCTGGTTCATTCGCATAAGCATCGGATGCGGCTTTCCACATATTCATTCCCGCTTGTGCTAAGGCAAATGCACGCTGACTTTCATAAAGAATGTGGTAAGCACTTGATGACTCACCCAGCATATTCTTAAACATTCCAGCTAATGCACCAGTTACGTTAGCTCCATAACCTAATTGCAGGCTAATAGAGTCGTTCTGATAAGTTGACTCAATGAGCTTCATTCGCTCGGTATGTTCAGCCCATATTTGTTCCCGTTGTGCTGCAATTTCCTGTAAATTTGCATTTGGATCCTCAGCCTGCATATTCAAAACAGCTTCCTGACCATTTGCCATATTTAATGACTGTGCTGTTTGGTCGGCGCGAGTTTGGTCCAACTGATATTGTTGGCTGTTCCCTGTCATGTCTGCATATGTACGATCCCAACTTCGACTTGCCGTAGCAGCTTTATCCAGGACCTCTAACTGCTCTTGTGATTTTGATAACATTATTCTTTTTTGACGCTCTTCATCACTAAGCTTACTATTCTTTAAAATTTCCTCACGCTCAAGTCGATATCTTTCCCTCATTGCATCAATCTCTGAATATAGAAATTGTTTAGCCTGAAATAATCTCTGTTCTTGGGCTAGTTTGAGTAAGCCTAGTTCTTGCTGAAGTTGTTGACCAAGTAAATTAACTGCTTCTTTACGTTGATCTTGGGTTAATTGAAAGTCATGCTCAGCTTCAAATTGACGCCTTGCAAAGCTTTCCTTTATTAGATCCTCTTCTGTTAAATTAAATTGTTTATAGTCATCCAACTTGGTTTTTAAAGCCTGTTGGGCAATAGCAATATCATTATCAGCACGTGCTTTTAACTCTGCTTTAATTTCATCTTTACGTGCTGGGTTGAAATTAGCTTTATCTACATCTTCTAATTTTTTCGAGAGTTCATTTCTAATTTTAGTTACTTCATTAGCAACATCATTTTCCAACTGTAAGCGCAATTTTGCCCGCTCTTCAGCCATTTTGGCTGAATCATCAAGCATATTATCGAAGTCTTTAGAAGAAATATCACCAGCTGAATATCCGTTCGCACCTGCTGCATACGACTTTACGTTTGCTAGATATTTCTTAGTTTCTTTGTATCCATATGCCTTTCCGTTTTTTACATTATCCGGTCCAGCGTTGTACGCCATAATAGCCTTTTCAACATCTCCACCAAACTGTCTAAGAAGAGCTGAAACATACTTAATCATTCCATTAACACTAGATTCTTCACTTCTAACATCAACACCATACTGTTTAGCTGTAGCTGGCATAAATTGTGCCAAACCTTGAGCACCGACTGGTGATGTTAATAATTTGCCTTTACGATAAGTATCTCCTCTGCTTTCCTGCATAATCATGCCTTCAATCAGGCCTTGTGGAATACCAGCAGCTGCAGCCTTATCAGAAATATTATATTTCTTTGATAATGCTTGTACTTTTGCATTCACAGCCATAATTTTTTGCTGTTTTTCAAGTTCACTAGTATGTTTCTTTTCAGCTTCTGTTATCGCATCTTTCTTTTCCTTAAGTGCATCCAATGCTTTTTGTGCTGTAATGATTTGAGCAATTTCTTCATTTGTAACAATCACTGTTGTTCCAGCAGGAGCTACAGCTTGTTTTGCCTTTTCTAACTCCTTGATCTTTTTAACAACCTCTTCACTATAACCAAGATTCAGGTATGCCAATTCTTCATTAGAATTCAACACATCATTTCTTAGACTGTCAAAATATCCTTTTTGGGCTTTTGTAGCTTTTTGGGCGGCACTTTCATTACCAATTAAAGCTTTCGAATTTTCGTCAATCCCTGCAACTGCCGTTTGTGCTTTTTTGCCTGATAACTCAACCTCAATTCCAAAAAGTTTAAGTGAATCTTTCGTGGTCTTAGCTTCTTTAGCATTTTTTTCAAATTCTTTAGTATTTTCTTTAAGGGAATTGTAGATCTCTTTACTAATACGTAAATCATTAAAACGTTTAACTGCCTCATTCATGCTAATGGTGCCATCCATCGCATCATTAACAACCTGGACGATCTCTTTATTCCCCTTATAAAGTTGAGCTATGGCATTTAACTGAATATTAATCTTGCTACTTGATTCTGCTAATGCCTTATTTTGCCGCTCAAATGAAGTGGCCATGTCATTAATTGCCGAATCTTTTTCAAGTCCACGCAAGGCTAAAAGTTCTTCTTTAGCTTTTTTGGCTACAGAAGCTTGTTCTTCTAATTTTTTATTAGCTTGCGCTGCTTTATCCTGAAAATACATATAGCCAGCAGCTAGTGCAGTAATTCCCAGGGCGATAGCGTTTATTGGCCCCCCTACTAAACCTAAAGCACGACTACCTAATGTCGCAACTCGATTTAAATTCCCTTGAGCTACTGTATAGGCCATTGTGGCTGCAGTTGCCTCTTTTAAAGCAATGCTATGTGCAATCTCGGCAGCAGTTTTACGTTGTATAGCTGCAGCTCGAGCATTTGCAGTTGTCGCCGCATTATATTCTGCCCTAGCTAATCCTATTTCAGTGAGAGCCAATGCAGCAGCTTGACGCGCCCTCATAGCTTCAACACCAAGTAACTGTACTTGAGATTGAGCTTCAGCTAAATTCGCAGCTCTCTGTTGAGCCGAGGCAGCAATGCTTGCTTGGATGGCTACTGTTTTCGTTAATACTGCTTTGGTAATTAAACCAATTCCAGCAACTACGGCCCCATTCACTAATAAATCTAAATTGTTTGCTAAAACCTGAATAGAACCAGATAAAGTTTGAGCTGCACCCGAACCTTTCCCCGTTTCACCTACAAATTTCGTAATACCATTACTTAGCATTTCTAGGGATTGACCAATAGTCTTGTCAGTCTTTCCATAGAGCTCTTCAACGCTATCACCAGCCTGCAGTAATGCCTTGGTAATAACTTCACCAGTTAGTTTTCCATCAAGCATCATTTGACGAAGCTCACCACGGGTAACTCCCAAACCTTTTGCCATAGCATTTAAAAGTCCACCAGCACCATCGACAAGGCTGTTGAACTCCTCTGCTCTAAGCACACCGCCATCTAATGCTTGTCCATACTGAAATAGAGCTGCTGCTGCCGACTCAGCATTAGAGCCACTGATTGCAACAGCTTTTGAAGTAATTTCTGTAAGTTTGGCAGTTTGTGCTTGTGTAAGATTTAAAGTCTTGGCATTAGACATATATTTCGAGTAAACATCATTTACCGCACTCCATGAAGAAGCTGAACGCTGTGCAATATCAAAGGTATCTGTCATTGCACGATTCAATTCTTCTTGGCTGTTTGTTACTAATTTAAGTTTATTATTAATACCCGTGTAGAGATCCATTTTATTAATTGCTGCCCCTACGGTAACAACCCCAGCCATATATCCTGCAAGCTGTCTGGTCGCTACAGAAAGCTTATCCATTGACTTAGTAGCGTAATCACCATTTCTTTCAATGCTATCTAATTCATTGGCTAGATTACGCGCGTTACGCTCTGCATTTTTTGAATCAATGACAATGACTAGACGAGATTCTTGAGTCATCTTACTTTTCTCCAGGCAATAAAAAACCCACTCAAGGAGTGGGTTGTTCAAAATTAAATAAAATTACCAAGCTGGCGTATTTACTAAAAAAAGCACCCTAAGGTGCTTTTTTATTACTACTTGTTTAATTAGCAAGAATACAGTTTTGATATTTATGAGCCACACCATCTAATGCTTCAATAACACCAGGTGCACGTGCTCCAGCCCATGTTCCAACCTGTCTAAAACCATTATTACTTGATGTGCCTGTATTTTGTTGAGCTCTCAAAATATTACTCATTACAAATTGAACTTTATTTTCTTTAAGAGCAACCTTTACATCATATTTAACAAAATCTGTAATAAGACCTGCTTGCTGTCCTTTTGTCTTTACATTGCCATTTGCAATAAATGTTTTTTCATTTTCATCTAGATATTTAAAAACAGACTTTCCTTGGTGAACTTGAGTATTATTATTCTCATAATATCTACCTGTATATGCCCCTATGAAACTACCAGCTTGGTCATGTAGAACAATATCATCATTTTGAAAATTTTCAGCAGCACATAATTTCAATTTAGAGAATGATGTACCTGTTGAATTAAAAGAATAATCAATTTTATCAATGTATGTATCCCCCGCTGAACTAGCACTTATAGTTGATACATTATTTGGCAATTGAATCGGTGCAACTGAACATCCACCAAGAATTGAAACCAAACCCAATAAAATAATCTTTTTCATGAAATTACCCATCATTTTTTAATGGATAAAATTTAACAGGTGAGAAATAAAAAAGCCACTCAATCGAGTGGCTTCTCTATTTTAAGCATGTAGTAGCTTTTCAGCACCAGCGGCCAAAAATGCAGATCGGGTTTTAAATCTTTTATCCTTACCAACATTATCATCAATCTTCCGAATTAATCGGCTTGGCAAAGTAACATTGATTTTTTCTGGCTTACCTAAATAACGACTAACATCAACTTCAGTAACTGCCCAGATCATTCCTTTATAGTCGGTATCATCTAGAAACTTACCTACTTCAGATGCTAAAGGAATTTCCTCACCATCTTCAGCTAGGATTTCTAAATGACCAGAAATAGCCTCTTTTACGTTCTCGATAGCTTCCTCTAATGTGTCGCCAGCACTAAAACAACCTGGAATATCAGGAACAGTGACACCAAATGCTTCGGTATCTGATCCTCGTTCAATTGCAATTGGATATAACATCTCAACACTCCATGCCCTTGGCATAAACATATCGCCCACTGCGTTATGGTTAGTTGTAAAGGGCAGATATTTAAAGTCAGGAAACAGCGGGTCAATTTAGACCCGCTTGCTTCAAAATGCTTTTAACAGTTCCGTTTGGTAAATCTTTTTTAGGATGCGGGATTGTAACTAACCCCTTTTTGGTTGGGTGTTTGAAGTGATGATGACTTCCTGTAACCCTAACCTCATACCAACCGTCTGCTTCAATCATTTTGATTAAATCCAGACTTTTCACACCATTCCCTTCTTAACTTGATGAAGCAATTATAACCCTAGAGTTATTTTAAGTAAATACCTCTAGGGTTATTTTTTAATAGGCTGCTTCATTTTTTTGTGAGAATCATCCAGAAAAATATTATCCATCGCAAAAATACAGTCGTTAAAAATATCTCTTTCGACTGGCAATTCGTAATGTTCACAATATGCAGATATGGATGAAATATCCAAAGCTAGAGGAATGCCTTGCTCATAACGTCTTGAGCGCGAAATAACGTTATACGCCGATAAAATTGCATGTGAGGTAAATGAATATTCAGGCTTCTGAAATTCTTCTGGTTTCTTCAAATTTAAGGCTTGGGCGATTGCCGTTTGCTTCTGGTTGTAGTCGCTCGCTTCTTGTTCTGAGTTGAACTTTGACCAGTTGTAGAGCTTGAGGACTTTCCCACCACTTCATCCTTGTAAGAATCCGCCTCTTTTTGGATAGTTTCGGCTTCTTGTCTGATATAAAGCCATATTGAAACACCAATATCCCCCATATTTAAAAGCTTAGTTGCATTCTCGGGTGAATATTCTGGCTCTGTTACGACAATCTCTTTTTCGGCATTCTCCTCCTCAAAAACGACACCTTTCCAGTCCTCAATTAGGTGACATGCAGCTGCTTCTAAAAGTAGCTCATGATAAAGCTTATCTTCTTTTGAAGCCTTACTGACATCATAACCTTTAGAGGTGATTTGGTTATTTGCTCGTTCAAGGGCCACCTGATATGGCTTATATGAGATACCACGAATTTTAAATTCAGCTAATACATTTCCTTCCTTATCAACATATTCCCGCCATTTACTAACTGTTTTACTAGTCTGAATGCTTACTTTTAAAGCCATGTTTAACTCCAAAAAAAGCAGCCATAAAGGCTGCTATCAGATTAATTAGGGCGCAGGAACAACTGCTGGTGTACGGGTAATCGTTGGGGCAATTTCCACAACTTTATATTCAAAAGAAGCATTTAAAAGATCTGCAGTACCACCACTAGGTAACGGAGCGGTAATTTCCGCTTTAGGGATAAAGATTTCATATTTATTTCCATCTACATCAGTGATTGGAACTTTTAAAGAAATCGTTTTATTAGTGAATTGCTTTTCATACATATCAGATGTGTTACGTGACCAAGCTGCCGTAAATGAACCTGTACCATTGGCAAGCATTTCTAAAATTGCACGTGCATTGATCCCACCGCCCAAGCAGCGTTGGAGTTGCATCGTATTATCCCAATTAAATGTAAAAGCTGTCAGGCATGAAATTCCCGCTTGAGAAACGCCGTCAATCAAAATATCTCCTACAGAGACATTCGATAATTTAGGGCTATTATCAGCAGCCGTAATTGTTCCAGTTGGAGCAGTAGAAAAGTTTGTGCGACCAAGGGCCATTAGGCCGAAGGTCATTGTAATTAATCCAGCCTCAGGAATATCAATTCCAAAAGTATTTACATGGCACCCACGGAAAACATGGTAGTCATTTACATCGTCAAAGCCGCGTAAAACAGAGAAGGTTTGGCGAAGAGTTCCACCAAAAGTTAAAACATTAGATGACCAGTTGTTAAAAGCTGCTGCGGCCATCAGGTCTTGAACTAAAGGGCTATATTTTGCTTCGCATTTTAATTCACCGGCATACTCTGCACCAGTAATCATTGACGCACGTGCAATACGTCCACTGGTAATTGAATTTGAGTCTTCCTTTGTTACTGTTGCATCTAAGCCATTTTCAGTAAATTCAAAGGTAGTACGTGCAAAAGGTGAAGGCGTTGTACCAATCGTTGTTTCTTTTGCAATTTGTGTTATCTGACGTGCACCACTCGACATGGCTTTATACTCCTAACGTTAGGCATAAAAAAAGCCACCCGAAGGTGGCCACAAAATTAGGGACGTAAAAAAACCGCCAAACGGCGGTAATTTCTTTAAAATTTTAGATCAATCATCTAATTCAACGCTTACTCCAGTGACAATATTGTGCTTTGTTCCACCAAGACTATGAACATTGGCCAAACGGATGTTTACATCAGAAACACATAACTTGTTATCCACTTGCCATTTATCTAGTACCGTACCCATTACAGCTTCCAAGTGTCGTTCAAGCTCTTGCCGTTTAATTTCAATTTCTTCTAGAGTCAGCATGCATGACATATCAATTCACCGTATATCCAATTGTCACATTGTACTGCACAAAATCAGCGTCTTTCCCCGTATCTATTGATTGACCTTGCCAGCATTTCAAAGCCTGAATACTGAAGTATTCAAAATGAGTAAGCAAAGCGTCACTTAGCATTGTTATTTCTTGGTCTCCAGTATTAGGCCGTGCAAAACACTGAATTAAGATATTGCCAGTACGGCGGGTGCAAGGTGAATCAGCAAGGCCAGCAATAAAACTAGATCCGCCTTTAATGGTTAATCGGCACCACAAGCCTTTTGTTGGTGCTGTAAAGCCTGGAGCGTTTGGATATTGGATTCTATCTTGAGAAATTCCTGTAAAGCTCATCATACGGTCCACGATAGCTTGCCTAGCTTGCTCTAAAGTCATTGTCATCTTAACCACCATACTTTTGAGTAATATAAGTGAATGTAGTGCTGTAAATACCTAGTGGTGCTTGATCTGACCAGCCATCTTCCAAACGTTCTGCGTAGGCTTTGTTGTTTTGGATATAAACTAAGTTTCCAAGCTTAAACTTAATGGCTTGAATTGCTGCATCCTGAACGGCGTTTGTTTCAGGTCCACGTACACCATAATCAGCAGATCCAATCGAGACAACGTGTGAAGCTCGGTAAGCTCCAGTATCAACGGGGCTTGAGACAACCAATGATTGCACTGTATCCATGGTAATTTTCTTTACCTGGTCTTCAGCATTTTTTACGACATCTAAACTAAAACTTGTCGGCTTTTTCCCCTTCCATCCCATCATTTACCTCGCTTTCTTCATACATTTTAAAAAGATCTTGTGCGATCGATTGAATTGAATATGCTTCAAACTCTGAACTAGGCTCTTTTTCTCCCATGAGCTTTTTAACTTTCTGCCAAACATGCACAGCTTCGTGCAAAAGCAAGCCATAGATCTCTATCAATTTTCTTTCTGAGGTATCGCCCAACTGAACAACTGCATACGCGCCGTCAGAATAGTAATTGACTTGAGCCGCTGCTCCTTCATTAGATAAGAACGGATCGACCTTATTCATGTCTTCGAATAACAGATCCATGTGAAGCTGATTTCGAGCAAGCGTGTATTGAACATGTTGGAATGGTGAGATATACCACTCGGGTACATAATCAGTATTAATCATGACTAAACCTATCAACTTGGCAAAGATGTTTCAGTGGCCTCTCTACCATCAAACGAGTTATGAACAAAAACGCCGTCCACAATTTTAGGATGGCATTCACAATGAAAGAATGTGTGTGGTTTTAAATCGTCCTCAGGTACCACCTGAACACTTTCATGAAATTTATATGCAACCCAAGACATTATTACACTCTCCTCAACTGACACTTCCAAATAGTCGCTGCTGGATCTTGTTGAATATGCATAACACGATAAGTACCTTGCGCCGTCACCCACTCATCATCAATTTTCGGCACCATGGTCACTTCATTTTGCAGTACAGTTGCCTTTTTATCTGTGGCTAGTACTCCAAGGGTTTGAACCTGATATTGGTTGTAAGAGCCAAACAAAACGCCACGACCATTGTATTGATCAACAATATTTTCAGATGTATTCGTTTTTGGGTTCCAGCTTGTGCTAACAATTCTTTCACACGTAAAAGCATGAACGGCGTCAGCTAGATCCTCATCAAATGCTTCGGCAATTTCAGCCTGAAGTTCATCTCTTAAACCCATTAGATTCTCCGAATATAGATCACTGATCGCCGTTTGCAGTATGGTTTGATCAAATCAAGAATGTATTGCTCAGTCGCATTAAGCTTTACAGATCCGTCTTGATACTCTTTTTCAGACTCAACCTCAGCCTTCACTCTTTTGCGCTTTAATGCCTGTTCTTGGCCTTGATAAAGCTCACCCTTCATAATGCCTTTTATGACTTCGTATGACGCCGTTTTGAGGGCTTTAGGGACGGTTGTTATATCTTCATAAGGCTTAACATTACGCGCCAACAAATAAGCTTCTGACTTTTCAAGATAGTCAGCTTTATCACCGTCAGATAAAGCAGCAAAGCCAGCTACACGTTCAATTGCTTCTTGTTCAGTGATAAAGCTCATGGATTATTCCTTCGGATCTTGTGGAATCAATGCAATCAATTCTGGCTTTAATGCAGACTGTTTGAACTCGATACCCTTATCGGTTAAATAAGCCTTTATTTGGTCGACCTTCCAATTTTCATAATCACCTGGTGTTGGGCCATCTAATGGATCAGGTGTACCTTTGCCTGCTTCTAATTCAGCAATACGTGCTTTCATAGCAGGAATATCATTTTTGAATGATGCCAACTCACCTTTCGCCGTTGCGATTTGCTCATCGACAAGCATTGCAGATTTTTCCGCCACTTCTTCTGCAAGCTCACCCTCTAAACGAGAATTTTCTGCCTCAAGTCGGGTCTTTTCTGCTTCAACTACTTCAAGCTTTTTTAGAGCATCGGTTAAGCGTTCTTGCAATTTTGAATCGCTATTTGAGCCCACATCAGCAGCTTCCTCTTCAAGAGGTATTGCTAAACGGCCATAAGCTTGCTTAATGATTTCAGCATCAGGAAAATCATCATCAACTTCTACTGCAGTAGCGTTCCCGATCACTCCAATAAAGTCGTTTCGATAGCAAACACTTGGGTCACGAATCAATGGGATATTATTTGTGTAAATTACTTTCATTTCTTCTCTCCAAAACAAAGGCGGCTTACGCCGCCATGTTTATTAAGGGGTTGCTGTACCTGAAATTACGGCACTAAATGGAACATTTTTACGATCAAACACTCGTTCCCAATTACCAGCAGTTGCATAGCCTGCAATTTTTGGCGAAGCGTTTGGATCTACAGAACCTTTCCATGAGAAACCAGCTGGATGAAGAATGAATGTTTTACGTTCCCATAAAATTTCTGCACCACCACCATTACCGCCTGATGGTAGACGCTCAAGTTCTACTGGAGTAGTTGGAGTTCCCTCTCCATAACCAAATGCACCATTACCAAAAATGAGAGAAATATAACGGCCATTACCGTAAACCAAACCATCATCCATGAAGATCGGCTTACCAAGATAAGTGGCAAGAATGATCTGACCATTACTGTCACGTAAATACTCGATCATGTCTTGCTTAACCATTTGGTTCATTACTACTGAATGAACCCCCATCGCTGTAAATTGGTCAGCAGTGTCACCTGCTGTAAATGCAGCGTCTTGGAATGCATTAGCCGATACAGTTGCGCCTGCATCGATCACCATATCGCCATTATTATTGGCAATATTGGAAGCAATAACACCGCGTGCAGCTCCCAATAAATAACGCTGCCACTGGCGCTCCCAGTATTTACCAAAGCGGTTACGAATATGCTGCATTGGCTCACTATTTGCCAATTCAGTTGAAAGGTCGGCAGTTCCATAACCTTTGTTTAAATAAAGTGTACGGGCCTGCATTGAGCCTTGTGTAGCCTTACCGACCGCACCTTTATCATCAGGATTGTCAGTTGACGCATTCGCTTCTTCGTCTGCATCAAGATCATTCCAGTACGAAATCGTTGATGAGCCTTGGCCATTATTAGCAATGTCAGTTAAAGCTTCATTTTTTACAACAATTCCTGATTGGAATACGGCGGTTTTTTCAGGTGAATTTACTGGGTCCAAAGTCTGGTAGTAGTCACCAACGAAAATATCTTGTAATTGAACAGATGGCATAATTAGTTACCTTTAGTTTTCAATAATTGCTGGAATGCTGCTGGGTTTTCACGAGCTAGATTCGCTCGCTCAGCTTCTGAATAGTCCGACCATTTTTTAATTGAAGCGCCTGAACCTGGTGCGCCCATACCACTTGCTTTAGGCCAGTAGTACGGCTTTTGTTCACGTAGAGATTCAACCCACTCTTTTGGCGATAATGCTGTTTGGCCATCTTTACCAATGATCACTTCGCCGTTTTCATCAACAGCGACCGCTTTGCCGTTTTCATCTAATGCAAATTTTGTTTTAGCTAAAAACGCAATGTCGCCTGTTGCTTCAGGTAACGCTTCAAGCTCTACAGCTGCTTGAATGATTTGCCCTTGGATTACAGAATCTTTGAACTTATTTGCATAAGCTTCTGCTTTGTCAGCACGGTCTTTTTCGGATTTAAGTACACGTTCATGTTCTTCACGCATCTTCTCGGTACGTTTCTGGATCACTTCGTTTACTTTGCCGTCTGCGATTAATTTGGCTTCTTCATCCTGGTCAAGTTGAGCAAAAACCTTCTTAACAATTTCAGGGTCAATGCCCTCAAATTGTTTTTGAAAATCCTGAAGTTCTCGTTTTGCATTCTTAGCAGCATCACGCTCACTCTGAAGTGCAGATTTCAAACCTTTTGGATCTTCGTAACCTTCTAGGTCAAGGCGAAACTTCCCGTTTTCCTCAACATATAAAGCGCGGTGCTCTTCTTTGATGGCATCAAGCGAATCAACAATAAATGGCAATGACATGTTCAAACCTCTCGTTTGATTGGGGTAAAGCCTTATCTCAAGGCATTAAAAAAGCGCCCATTAGGACGCTGTATTTCGATTAATAAAGTTATGCGATGTTAAAACCTTCAACACCACGCTTCTGACGATTTCGGGTACGTTGCTCTAGCCACATTTGACCTTGCTCAATATTAGTAATAGCAAGTGAATTTTCGCGGCAAGGAAACTTTTCATTCAAAACACGTAAACGATGTAGAACAATCGCAATTAACGCTTCATTCGTGATGCCATTAACTCCAACTTCCTTAACTGGACCAAGTTGGAATTGAATTGGAGTAAGTGAATCTCCAGCTACAACATCATAGAAATGTCCTGGTTCAAGAGACTGCTCACCGTCTCGGGTTTTAACTGTTTCGTTATGGAAAACCGTTACTTCGTTATCATCTTTATGGATTTCACGGCCCATTACACAATTTTGAATACCATCTGGTTGATATGAATGTTCAAAAACATCCTTTGGTGACCAAGAGATATAACCTTCATGATCTGGATGATTAGCCTTGCCACCATCTTTGTACTCGATCAAATAGCCTGGATCTGCTGGATCTTCATTTTCAGGAATTTGCCAACCTTGGTACTCATTGTATTCGCCACGTGACATAGGCACTGCTAATACTGATTTAGTGCCGATATACGCAACCATTGATAATGCTAATAACTTCTTAGACATTTTTTATACTCACAAAAAAAGCACCTTTAGGTGCTAGTTAAATTGATTTCACGCTCAAAACATCAAAGAAAATTAAAGGCTCTCAATCAGTTCAATAAGCTTATTATTGGTTGATTCCTGTACTTTGTTATTTAACCGAGGAGCTTTCAAAAGTGAGGTCAATACTTCAATAGAATGAAGATTTGCATGATGAGCATCATATGAGTTTTCAACCGTCTGAATATAAGGTGATGAAATCGCTTCAATCGACTGTACACCTGGTGACTTTGATGGCTCATCTAAATTCTGGCCAACCTCAACCGCCTCACCTTCGATCACTTGTGGATCTGAAGGTGGTTCAATAATTTCAAACCCGAGCTGTTTTAAATTTTCAATGGCTGCTGTAAGTGCAAACGGATTGTAATCACCAACTGGTGAGCCTTCAGGTATCAAATACTCGCCGTTTACTTGCACTCCAGAGTGAAGTTTTAAGATGCATATAATGCGTTTAGGTAGTGCTTCTGGTGATGCTTGGTCCACGTTGAAATATTCAACATTTTGCACTAGCTCTTGAAGTGTTAGCGGTTGCTTTGTCATGATGACCTCACATAAAAAAAGCACCCGAAGGTGCTATGGTTAAAATAAATTGATTACTTTGTTTTCCCGAGTTCTTTCTTACAAACGGGACAAGTTATAACTAAATTAATTTCATTTCGGTGGTTAAAAATGCGGGCTTCACTTTCTTTAAACTCCAAGTCAGATTTGCAATTGTGACAAGTAATCTCATGAATAGTGTCCTCAGGCAATTTACCTGGCTTAATTACCTTTACCATTATTTTTCCTCTTTGGCCCTAGGTTCATCGCTTACTAAGCGAACACCATTACGACCATAAGCTTCGAAAGTTACTGTTATTGTGGCTGGTCCATCACTAGCATTACTGTTCATCTGTACTGCTTTTTGCCCAGCTAATGGCAATCCAGATTCTTCATCACAAATAATTAAGTAACCTTTCAAAGTTGGATGTCGTTTAAGCACCAGGTGCTTAACTTTTGATTCACTCATATGCCCAACCTCTTAAAAATTTGTTCATCCAACTTCCGAAGTTGGTCAAGTGTGTAAAGTCGCCCATCTGGATCGAAAAACTTATCAAAATCAAATTTTCCTTCCTTAAAGAGCTTATAACGCTTTGGCCCTAACCATTCTTTTTGAAAGAAATCGTCAGTCTTTCCGAAAAACTCTTTAAATGTTGTATTTGCATCCAGTTGGCCGATGAGTTGGCTTCGCTCGTCCTTAGGAATGTCCTTAACTCTTCGCTCATCCATTACAAAAGGACGCTCGCCTGTTAGTTTTCCGTCTTTTTCCACTGGTACCAGAATACTTCGGCAATTTGGATGCAACGGCGGCACTCTTTTGGCTGGGTCATCAATTTTCCAAACGGCACCATCCAGTGAGGCGCATAGTTTTGATGTTCTACCATCCAACGTTGCTACCAGCTTTACGTATTCAAAGCCGATCTGGTTAAAGCTATTCAGGTAAGCTTGATTAGCAACATGACTCCTAACAGTTCTTACCGTCCGATCGATATCAGACTTGCTACTGATTAAAATGCCATCTTCATAATTAAGGCGCTTAGTCCCACCAATGCGCTGAACAATTTGCTGATTCGTTTTACCAGAACTAATTCCATCCCGAATCGCGTATTCAACCTTTTGACGAGCACTTTCAGCCAACTTTGTTAAAAGGTCGTCGACCAATGCCCCGCCTACCAAAGGAACTTTTTTTGCCGCCTTATAAAGTTTTTCCCCACTGGGCTGTTTTATCTTTCCGCCGTATAGCTTCGCCGTGTAATTGGCCTCATATACCGCTAATGCTGTAGCAGAAACCGCGAATGCTTCAGGTAATGAAGTATTAATTGCCGTAAACCACTGAGAAATTAGGTCCCGAATTTCTTTGAGGTTTGTAGTTGTATATTGGCCACTAGCAAGGGCAGCCTTTTCAAAATCATTCAACTCTTCTAACAAATCTCTAAGTTTTGCCAGCATCAATGCCGACTCATCATTAAAGATTTTTAATAACTCATTAACTGATTGAGAAGAAGCTCGATATAAATACGCCTGATGTTGTGTAAGTACCTCAATAAGCGATTTTTGGGTATCTGAAGCCATTTAACACCTCATAGCGGAGCGCTATCACGCTCACCTTCAATCCGCTTCAATTCTTCCTTATAATCATGACCAGGTAATTTACCTGTAGCGATATATTCCCAATATGTCTGGAATGAATTTTTTCCAGAAATAGCACCTTCATAAAGCTGCTTAGCAAGGTTGATATCGTATTGCTGAACAATAAACTCGGGCTCAACAGTAAACGCATATTTAGAAGGATTTAGCTTTAACCACTGAGCTGCATATTTAATTGCTTGCTCGATTGCTGCAGCTGCACACATCACAATGCTATGTAAGCTTGCATGCTGGTCATCCTGACGTGCGCGGCGTGCTTCTCCAGATTCTTGTGTATTTGTATCAATAACCTTTGCACCAGCCTCAAGAGCTGCATTCTTTTGTGCATCCATTTCTTTTTTGGTTAGCTCAATCCCATTACCTGAAATTTCCAAATAACCGCATTGCGCTTCACCAGGAAGATCCCAAACAGCCATAACACCAGTAACACTAATATCAGCACCATCATCAAGACCATTAATCCAAGGCTGAGGATGAGCTGTGTGATGAAGTGACTGGAAATAATCAGCGCTTAGCTGGTAATACTTCAAAGCAGCTTTGGCCATAGTGAGAAGTGGCACCGTTCCAACATGCGCTGAATTATCTGTAGTGCCACAAAAAACAAATGGCGTAAAAGAAAGCATGTTTTTACCAAGATCTGGTGTTTTATCTTCTACAGCAGATCCATCAAACAAACGTACAGTTAAGGCACCATTATCCATAGACAAAACACGATGTACTGTCCTGGTATCATGCCCAAACTCATCCTCACTATTATCAAACTGCTCCTCCAGCACTAAAAGTTTCAAATCCTTTCGACCATCAATACTGTTTTCCTTCCAGTTAATAATGGATAAAGCGTCATAAAGTGCAAAATAAGGCACTCCATTAGCATCTACATCAACAAGCAAGCCACAACGGCCATATTCAAGTAACTCTAGACAAATACGAATAAAAAGCTGTTTTAAGCCAAATCCATCATTTGTGGCATTATCGATCAGCCCTTTAAGCAAAGAACTTTCAATCACAATATTGGGCTCAAGCTTTGAGACTAGACCGATCATCGTGCGCAATGAATCCTGAACCCATAATGGATACTGAGCGCGACTGAGATAAGCTTTATAAATCGCTCCAGCCGTATCACCCTGCTTTTCAGCTTCGATCATCCCTGCCGATTTAGAAAGATACTTAGTTTGTGCTTGTTTGATTTCCTCTTCACCAGCAACGGCATCGCGCATAATCAACCAGGCTTTTTGCGCAGCAATATACTGCGGATGTTTATCAGTAACTGCCATAAAAAAACACCAAAAAAAAGCACCTAAAAAGGTGCATTGTTTAATGAGAATAACCAGCGATCGTGCGCCGTTTAAATACTTTCTGAATGATAATTGGGAACCGCTTAGCTATTGGATAACCACCAGCATCACCCACATGATCCAAGCCAGCACTTTTATCTGGCATTCCAAAATCGTCATAGACTTGCTGCTCTAAAGTAGCCGTAAAGTTAGGACACTTATTTGTGTTCACTTTTAGATGTCGTTCACCGTCAGCGTTTAGGATTTGTGCATTCACTGCATTTATTCGATCTTTAATGCTTGGGTTTACACCGTTCACTTCAACCTTAAAACCATTTTTCTTTAAGATCGCATGATCAGATTCACTAAAGTTCTTTGATGAGGTCGCTTGACCTGAAGCATCTGGTACCACAGTAATATCATGAAAAGGAAAACGCTCTATAATCAACTGACACATGGTCGGTGTATCTCTCACCCCGACCAATTCATCCAAGGCCCTTGGTTTACCTTCTCTAATGACATAAACCACAGCAGCCATCTTAAGTACGTTAAAGTCCATCCCAATGAGTAAAGGCTCGCCCTGCTTGATTTCTTCATCTGTGTGATTTTTAACTCGGTCAAAGTCTGGGTAAACAGCACCACTTGTTAAATTGACAAATTGCCCTTTTAAGTAAGCTGAAATCAATTGTGGTGGATAAGACTCATAAAGCGATGAAATATAATCATCTGGCAAATTGGCTTCGTTGTCATAAGTTGAAGCCTGGATCATTCCATAAAGCTTTCGCTTAGCTGGTGTTTTATTTGCCTCTTTTACAAACTGCTCATAAGTGAATTTAAACCCTTCAGGTGTTGTGGCCACATCAATACCATTGAGCAAACCAGCTTGCTTATAACGCATACGCGCAATGATCTTTCGCCAAGCTTGTTGTGCTTTAAGCTTAGCCATGACATCAAGTTCATCAATCAAGCCACGACCAATTTTAAAACCGACAATTGAGTCTGGAATATCCATCGATCGACAAATAATAGTAGTGCGATACTGGCGACCATAATAAATATCGACTTCTTTATTCGACTGATAAACTTTTGTTTTTAAACCCCAGTCAAATGCTACTTCATCAATTGTAGGGTAAAAGATATCTCTGATCTGTGCGTAAGTTGGCGCAAAATAACCTAGTGGTACTTTTGGGAACTCCCATGAAGTATTACATAGGCTTGCACTACCAACCCAAGTTTTTCCAGAACCAAATCCCGCCACAAATGCACGGAATTTATTTTCCATCTGTAAAAAATTAGCCTGAGGTACATTCAGCGTCGGATTGATGTTCGGCATCTTTTTTACTCGCATCTACAACTTGAATGGTCACCTTGACTGGTGTTGGATCATCGTCCCGTTCGCCTTCTCTGATCTTCTCAATCTCAAGTTGTTTCAACTCAACATTTAAAAGCATCAGGTCATGGCCTTGCATTTCTTCCCGAACCTGTTTAATTACCCCCTGCTTCATCAGCCTGTTATTTTTCCAGCCCTCATAAATATTCTGAAGCTCTCTTAAACGATAGGCTTTATTGGCCAGGGGAATGTCATAAACATTCTTTTGGAAATCTGCCCTGGTCTTATTAAACAAAGTAATAAGTTTCTTACTTAAGTTCTTCCCCGTTGCCTTTGTGGGGTCATACGCCTCACATTGTCTTCGGTCAATTTCTATACCAAATCTTTGTTTGACAGCATCCGCTACTTGTTGAGGGGTATCAAAGCAGGCAAGAGACTGAACTATAAAGATTTTCACAGGCTCTTTAAGCGCCGCCATACTCCCCCCTTCGTCCAACTACGTCCAACAAGATAGGCAAAAAAAAGAGCCACCAGGCTCAGTTGATTACACAATTTCCGCAGCATCTTGAAATATCTAAATCTGAAACAAACGGCGGATTCTTCGCAGCCTCAACAAGACGTTTTACACTCTTACTTGGTCCCCACCTTTTGACAACACCAATAAACTCTTCAACGTCATGCCCAGCCAAATAGTGCTTAGGTAATCCAGTGGAACTACTGAAGAGCATTTCGCCATCTTCATCGCGTTCAACACCTATGTGGTAAAGTTCATGCTCAATCAAAGCACAAAACTCGCTATCGTTTGCCTTATCGCAAAACCCGCCATCAATCGTAATTAAATAGGTCGGCACAAAACCGAACCAATCCACCATTTGTTGTTCTTGTCTTGCTTTACGCCAGCCACCAACGTTAAACATAACTTTCTCACATTGCCCTAACACCATAGCTTGTTTACTTTTATAAGCTGAAGAAGCCCAAGCAAATGCTAAAAACTCATCTTGATCATGAAGTATTTCCGCAATGTGGTCATGGTCAGGGTTGTGAAGTGGTCCACCCAATGTAAGAAAGTTTGCTTTAACCCACTCCATTAATTCTGGTGCAGGGATTAAACGGATAGCTTTCTCATTTTCCGATTGATCAAGAAAGTCCGTTGGAGGGAATGGTCTGATCTCCATTAAATATTTGCCTCTTTAAATTTTCGAGCCACTGGCTGGCAAAGTGAGCTTGTATCTGTAATGGTCCAGATTCATTGATTTTGAATCTAGCTGCAGATTCCAATCGAACAATCGTATACCCCATAACATGAGCAGTATCTTCACGATCCAAATCATAAGAAATTTGTTTTCTTTTTCTTCCTGCTGACCAAGGGCCGCCAGCAATTTCCACTAAAATTTTGTACTCAATTAAATGAAAATCAAATCGCCAATGCTTTGTTGTTTTAAACTGAAAATTCTTTTCATATTTGATATCCAAAATATCTAAAGCCTTTGTAAATTCTTCTTCTGCTTTTAAATATTTCTCGGTGGCTTTAGGTAATGGACGGCTTTTGGGTTTTGTTTTAATCTCCCTTTTTCTTGTTAGGCCAAAATAGTCTTTAATTTCCATATAAAGCAGTCCGTAAATTTTTAACTTGCCCCTTTAATCGAACAATTATCCTATCTATAACGAGCATCTCATCACGAGTTAGACCTGTACGCGATAAATTTTGATAACGCTCCAATTCTAAGGAAAATTTATCAAGATTCTTTTTACCTTCATTTTTGTCCATAATCACCCCAAGAAATGCCAAGACATCCAGATTATTGCGACACATAATGTTAGCCAGATGCCGACTTTTACACCCTTGATAAGCTTTGATTCCTTAAGGCCTTCTATTGGTTCAAGAGTTAATTCATCATGAGCATTATTCCACTCATAAATGTCTTTCTTCTCTTTTGGAGTCATATAGACCTGAGCTTGCTTTTGAGTATGGGCTTTAGCATTCAAACGCTTTGCTTTCTTTTGTTTTCGATTCATTGGTGAACAATCCTTAAAAATAATTACCCAACAAAGTCTTTCAATATTTCAAGCAACTTTTTGGCTGCATCTTTGCTAATCACAATGTCTGAATCTTTTTGATAAAGAATTACTGTGCTTTCTTCCACCTCAACTTCTAAACTGAAGTACTTCTCTTGTTTGATTTCGATACTCATAAGTGTTCCTCTTTAATAAAAAAGAAAAGTCCCTCCAATAACCATTATTTAGAGGGGCCGTTTGTGCCAAAATTTACACGGCAAACTTTTAAAACCCTTTTTATTTATTTTCTAATGCAGTTACGCGTGTCTGAACTGCCATTAAGCTATTATTCAAAGTAGTGATTGAACTGCCTTGGCTTGTGATGCTTCCTTCAGCAGCAGTAACTCGTGTACTAATCGTATTCACCGCCGTTACATCTGCTTTTTTAGAAATTACAGCTGTATTAGCAGCAATCGCCGAAGCATTAGCATTTACGGTCTGCTTAAGAGAAGTTAATTCCGTTTTAAGAGCATTGATTTCATTCTCTAATTCAACGTTTGTCATAGTCATGTTTTCTTTTCCAAAATATATTAAAGAAATAAAAAAGCCCGACATAAAAATGAAGGGCTTAATTGCCACAGCTATCACAGTACTGTGGCCTACCGCTACTCACTTACTTTATAAAACCACTGGATGGGCACAGTATTTTACGTTTCAGCTTTCATCTCAATTTTTGGCGGGACATCACTCCCAATCTGGTATGTATTTCCTGCATATCCCATCCATGCGCGATGAACTGCATGGGTTGTGATGTCTTTCGTGCATCCCTACGCATTTACTCAAACAGTCTTTAGCTAATCAGTAAATACGTGATCGTGAGTTTCAATTCTTTTATTCTCTCCAGAGAAGTAATATTAAAAATAAAAAAACTCGGTCTCCGTAAGGATCCGAGCTTTTATAAGGGCAATAAAAAAGCCCACCTATTTAGATGAGCTTTTAAATTTAAGCTGGTCAAATTTATACTTCGACCAATTTAATAAAACTATACCCTAGTTATCGCAAAAGTGGAAACTAATTTCTCACCTCATTTAAAGTTTCTTCCTTGTAACGTCTAGCAATTTTAGTCGCTTTTTTAATTTTTTCCTCTAATGCAGTTACCATTAACTTTTCATATCGCTTCCATGTTTGGCGATATACATCAGGATTCATTTGAAAACTTCTAATACCGGCATAAACTAAACGCCCTGGATCTTTGTGCCCATTTTCTAATTCAGGATCTAGAGCATAGTCAATAACTATACGGGCAATTAGCCAGGCTAAATGATAAATAGCAATTCCTTCTGGCTCTCTTCTTTTATCCTTTTTGGCTCCATCCATCATGATTTTCGCCAGGTGATTCCTAACGTACTCATAATCCTGTTGTGATTTACCTTCGGTCATAATGACCATTGCAACTGATTTTGTAAGTTGATCACCCATAGCAGCCACCACCCCTAATTTATCTTGAAAGTCTATAGACCTCCCATCTGTACATCTAACATTTGCAGCGCCATAAGATGGTGACTTCAAGCTTGCTCCACTTACGAACCATTCAAAAATTTGAAATCTTGACCAATCCATTACAACTGTAGACTGCATATTCACCACCTTATTCAATACGTTAATTATTCAAATGCTTTTGGAACTCACTAAAAAGTAGTTCCTCGATTGGTTCATCTACACTTAATTCATGATCAAGTGACCAAGGATTTATATAAACCTTATCCCCGCACATAACGGCGAGCTTTCCCTTAAACTGACAACCAGAAAAATCACCACTGTATTTGCGTGCATAAAGCACAGCTAAAGCATCAAATTCATCTGTAGTTAAGAATGCATCCATATTTACTTTTAATATGAAAAACTTCTTATCTACCGTCCAACCCACCGTTTCAATATCGGTCATAAACCCTCCTCAAACCTCTCTAACATCAATACCGTGTACAGTTTTCATCAAATGCTTTTTATTGCGGTAACTCGGCAATTTACGTGTTGCAACCGATTTAACGTCCTCAACAATGAATTCGCCATTAATGAGGTAGTAAGTAAAATCAGCAAAATATCTAAGTGCCGGCTTTGTACGTTTCTCCCCCTCGATCTTTGTTCTAGGTGCCAATTCAAATTTTGTATGATGCTCAAGACCAAATATCTCTCCCCTCTGCTGCAATGCTTTAAGTTCGATATAGCGGTTGTATTCCTTGGTGCTATCAAAAGTCATTCCGTCTAACTTAATTTTGGATGCATTAAACTTGTTTCGACCCTTTTTAACTTTTTGAGCTTTCGGACATGTTGCGCGGTAATCTGCAAGGCTCATTGAACTCATTCTTCAAACGTCTCCTTTCTTGCCAACCACCACAAAACCACCGCACCGCTAATAGCTGCTGTAAAAAATGAAATGAGTAAACCCCACGCTAAAATCTCGAATTTATTCATACATTCGCCCCATCAATTAGCTGAAGAATATTTCTAGGGATTGGCATACCCTCCCGACGGCACATCTCTGCGTATTCGTGTGGATTATCGAAAGGATCAAGACCCAACTCTTTTATAAGCTCAGGCTCTTTTTCTTTTGCCTTAAGCTTTTGTACTGGTACAGGTTTACGACCATTGATTTTTAAACGTTCCATCAATGATTGGAGATGCTTTTGCGCTTCGTCATTGCTTACTGGGGTGTGTTCAGGTTCTTTATGCTCTAGTTGTAGCGGTGGAGTGTAAAACTCTTGCTGACGGCCTTTTAACTGAGCTTTAGCCACCATCACGTTGTATGTCCCGAAGAAATTATCTTGAGCTGCTCGCATTTGGCCGGCTTCGATCAAATACATAACCTCGTCTAAGGCGTACTTAGTGATTTGGGTAATAACCACGGAACGGTCAGTTGTAAACTTACATGCGCGAGACCAAGCTTCTTCTGGAGACATCCAACTTTCACCGATACACCAGGTGCGAAACTCGGCAAATGACGGCATAAAGCGTCCACCTGCTGTAAGTAATCGAGCAAGTGCGTTGTTAAATTGGTTTTGTTGAACGCCAACCAGTGTTTTAAGTGCAATTTGCTCAACTACTGACAGAGGAATTGCACTTTCGCCTGTTGCTGGAAATTGCTTAT